ATACCAGCTTCAGCAGCGGCTTCTTTGACTTGATCTTCGGTGGCTTCACCAGCAAGATAATCATCTACAATTCTTTCATAAAGTTCACGAGCTTTTGGATCAACACCACCAACCGGTACTGTAGTTGTTGTAACAGAAATTGTTTTAGGTTGACCGGTTGCAGGATCGATAATAGGCTCACCAAACATATCTTTCTGAATTACTTGTCTAGTAACAATTTTGCCAGCAGTTTGACGCTTCATTCTTTCAAGACCCTGAGCTGCTCTAAGCGCTTCACTATTTGCTGAACCGATTTGACCCTTTTCAGCTTTTAAAGCAGCTGCCTGAAGTTGCTTACGCTGATCCTGAAGTACTTTGATTTTGTCATCGTAATAGTCTTTGCGCATTTGGGCAGAAGACAGTTCCATCTTAAGCATAGCTGCTTCATTCTTCTGGATTTCTTCCCAAACCTGCCAACGAAGATCAGAATAAAGTGTTGCCCAATTTCTACCGCTTGTAGTTTTACCTGTCGGCTGTATGGGCTCTAAAACATAAACATTGCGTCCATTGACGTTTCGAATAGCCATTTAATCAACCTCCACCTTGTAGTGCTGTCATGTATTTTAGCATCTCTGGGTTTTCAAGAGCAAGTTCGTAAAGTCCTCTTGCTTGTTCTTCTGTCATGCCAAGTTGCTGTGAAAGAGCTGATACCCTTGCTGGAGATATATCTTTCTGTCCTTGAATAATTTTCTGTTTTGATGATTCTGTAAATCCAGCCTCAATTCCAGCACCAGCAACATCGCCAACGGCATCAACCAATTCACGACGTCTTTCTTCAACAGCCGCCTCTAGAGCTCTCATTTCGTCTTCTTCACGTTGTCTTTCAGCCAAGTCAGCTTCTAAAATCTTTTGACCGACACCCTGCTCCAATTCCATTCTCTGTTGCTGAGAAGCTTGTGCTTGTGCTAGAGCCTGTCCTCCACGAGCACTACCACCACCAGCTAGCAAAGCTTTCTGTTGCTGTTCTGCCTGTTCGGCTGCTACATCAGCAGTTGTACGTAATCTTCCACCAATAGCGGCTTCTTCTTTTGCTGTAAGTCCAAGAAGTCCTTGCTCTTCTCTGCGGCTTAGTTCTTTTAGCCTCTTTTTGTTTTGCTGATTAAGTTTGCTGGGAACTAGTGCAGGCAGATTACTTGCTGCTGCTCCGCCCAGGCCGACTAGTATTGCCATCGTAATTGGGTCCATGACATTCTCCTTTATGTATTATATATAACTTAAAATTGTTTTTTTCGATAGATTATGTTGTATAGAAAACTTCTGCCTTAAATTGTCTGGCACCTAAGAAACCTTCTTCTACTTTGGCATTCACGTAAACTGAAAACTTGTAGTGTCCTGATGTTAAGTTTCTTAAAATAACAGACCAGCCAATCCAACGACGAAGACCTTTTGCAATCTCAGGATCTTCATCACCAGCACTAGAAGGCTTGCCTGTTGCTCCAAAAGGATTTGTATTTCCACTTGGACCAGCCGAGGTCATACGTGCTTCCTCATAAGAATAGGATCTGCTTTGTTCTACAAAGATCAATTCATTATCGTCGTCTTTGGTGTAAGCAAGTTTTAGTGTAGTGTCCCAGAAGCCAGTAGTAGCAACTTCTTGTTCTGCTGAAGATGATGTGGCTCCAAAAGTAATCAAAATATCTGCTGCTCTTTCCAAATAGATAGCCGGTGAAGTTTCGTAAATAGAAGTCCAAACAGGCAAGGTGTTATCATTTAGACGTGCTTTTTTGATTGTGTTGGTCCAATACCCTCTATCAATCTGTTGGTCTAAAACCTGTCCGCCAGTAGCGATTCCTGAAACAAAAGAATATTCGTTAGTGATTGGTTGGTAATCTCCTAGCTGGAATTCTTCTGTTCCAAAAACATTCGTCCCATAATCAGTTGCACCGCTTATGTTTTGGTTGACGTATTTTTTTAGTGCTTCGTCGTTTCCTTTTATGTCGTCGGCATCTAGAACACCGGAAGAAGGAATTATATTTGGTTTTACGTAAGCCATTATCTTCTAGCCCTCACAGCAATAATGTTGTTTCTTGAAATTCTTAAAGTGTTTCCTGAATAATTTACTTTGGCTTGTAGTTCTATCTTTTCCAAAGTTCTAGCACCTGACGCTCCTGGATAAATGTAAAGAGCAGAAAACTGAAAGGTTTGATAAGCAAGTGGAACACCTGTATTTTCAGGTACCCCATTGCTGCCTGTAAAATATCTGCTTGTTCCACCAGCCATAGTGGTAAATGAATAGCCCCATTCACCTATTGATAGTTGTGAGGTAGGACCACCATCGTTGTAGAAAAGAGAAAGTCTGAAAGCATAGTAGTTTCTATCTCCATTAGGAGGAACGGCTGTGGAATCATAGGTTAGTTCAACATCGTTGTTTCCTACTAATCCAGAGCATTCTACACGAAGAACCTCAAATTGTTCTGGCTGATAATTTAGGGAAACCTCGCTGTAATTCGGAGCAACATTTTGGATTGGAACATAAGAGGTTGAGGTAATCTCTTCGGCTGTGTTTCCGTCATAAACAAAGTCATAAATTTTATTTAGAACATTTGGATCTGTTATATGCTCGATAGTAATCCAATTATCTGCTGTGTTTTCTGAATCGATATTTGCAGAAGCAGTTGCTATATCATCATAAGGCTGATTTAGTTCAGCCCCGGTGGGGACATCACCGTCCTCAAATAAATTGTTTTTTACGATAGGCATTAGTTCTCCTTATCTAAACTGGTTTCTACACCAGATCCTGGCACTAAAAATCTTGAATTCTGTGGCATGTCCATCAAGTGATGGAGCACCAGTAGCCTTCCAATTGTTCCATTTTATTCTTACGTCGATTTGAACAGGCTGAGAACCACAGGCAACAGCAAAAGGAATTTGTGTGGTGTGTCGTCTTGGATAAATTCTTCCTGTTCTGGCAACACCAACATTATTTACATAAACTTGTAGTTCAGACCACCAGTCATTACCACGGCCTCTTGGTACAAAAAAGCCGCCGCCGTCATCAACATTATAAACATCGTTGCCGTGTTCCCAATCTACAACAGCACAGCCAATAAGCATTCCTTCTCGGGCGTCAAACTGAAGAGGAAAATCATCAAATCCACCACTAGTGTCTAATTCAACCAATCTATTAAAGCCTGCCTGCCAAAAGTCCTGTGAAGGATCAACAACCAAAATAGGATCATAAATGTCTGAAGCTCCACCATCTTGTTCGTAGGTTCTGTAAGTTTGGTAATAACCCTGTGTCTGAAAAAGGATATTGTTCTTTATAATGGAACCTACCAACAGCAACTGGTTTTGTGGTAGTTTTATGTTAAGATGTGATACACGATCAACAGGCAAGTTATTGGAATCTAAACCTCCGTTAAATTCGTCCAGGTGTTTATCTAAGTTTGCTGTGATATTGTCAGTCTTTACTTGCTGAAACTGGTGTAAAGGTTTGTCTGTAAATGTCTTAGCCATTAGTAGGGTTGTCCTTTCTGTAAGCGGGTTCTTTGGTTTAGAGGTGTCTGATCTGAAGAATTGTAGTTTATATTGTAACCTAAAATGTGGAAGGGTTTCCCGTCAGGTTGTCTAACACGGAATCGGAAGTTTTCTACAAGTTTTGTATTTACGTCCCATCGAAGAACAACAATTCTTCCACCTCGTAAGGCGTCTTTACCAATCTGGAAAGGAGCTTTTGTAATTGTAGAATCTGCTGGACCAAAGACAGGATCTTCGCTAGTAGTAAAAACAATCTCAGACTTAGAAGGTTTCTGACCGCCTGCTTCATACCAAGTAATATCGTAGTCATAGCCCCAATCTAGATAAACTAAATTATCTCCGTAAGAAACCATTTCCATTTCTACACTGAATACACGATGCTTATCGGCAGAATCTCCAAAGTTAGCCCAGTTAGATTCCCAAGTGTTTCCACCAAGCGCAATCTCTGCGCCCGTGTAGGTTATCTGACCTTGACCGCCTGGTGCAGAAGCCGTTAAAGTTTTGCCCCAGTATGTAGCTCCTGACCAAATTTGTAATCCTACCAGTGAGCCCACAGCACCTGTAGTGGTAGGTGTTGAAGGAGATCCTGATAGTTTCCAATCTGGTCTGGTTCCAAAAATAAAGTTGCCATCAGGATCGACCTGAATAGTAGTGAAAGACCAAAGGTATTCGTCGGCTTTGTCGTCAGCGCCTCTAAACGAGAAAGACTTATTGTAAGTGTGGATTACGATTCCTCTTGTTGGAACCACTTCTCCCTTTCTAACATAATGAAGCCAGTATTCTTTTTCTTTCTTGGAATAAGCAGCACAGCAGTTTGGTAGAGCTGGAATGTTTATTGTCTGAATAGCCTTACCAATTAAATCAGAAATCTTTACAACAGAGACCTGTGAGCCACCATCTAAACCACCAGTTGCTGCGTAAATGCCGTCTTTGTTCAGAAAGACTACACCAAGACCGGGAACTAAACAAATGGTGTTGATAGCAGTAGTACCTATATCTGGTGTTAGTGGTGAGATTGTAAGTCCTTGTGGTCCTTGTCTAATAATATCTATTGCTGATTCACGGAAAACCAAGAGGCTGTTGTAGTAAGCATAGAGCGCAGTAATGTGGCCGCCTGCTGATGAACCTACATCAAAGTAATTGAACGTTCCGAACTGCTCTGGCAATCCTGTCTCGCTATAAATAATTCTTGTTGAATGGTCTGCACCACCTGCAAGCCACATACGATTGTTCCAAGCTGCACCAAACTGATAAGTTGTAGAGATTGCTTCTGAATCAGTTAGTGAAGGCGCAGGTGTAACAAGCGAAGAATCGGGAACAACATCAATAAACGAAGAACAAGAATTATCGTCTATTTGTTTTACAAGATAATAAGTGGATTCTCTGTCACTATCGCTATTGCGTAAGTTTTGTGTTCTGTAAATTCTACGAGAAACTATGCCTTTTTTACCAGTTGGAACATCAATCAGGAAAACACCTCGCTTTTGTTTGTAAGTCTCATCGTTTTGCCAATTAACAAAAGAGGGTAAACCTAATGGAGATTCTGAACCTGTGTCACTTACAAAAGACATTCTGTAAGAAAATCTATTGTTATCTCCGTTTTCTGTATCTCCTAATCCGACCGGTCTGTTTTCATTAAATGAAGGTCTTGGGATACCGTCAGTTAGATCATCAGTACTTGCGTAGGTGATGTTTACATCAATTAGATCTGGTGAAGGCGAAGCAATAGTAAAACCAAAATCTCTAAAACGGAAGTCGCCATAAAACCAAATAGGCTTATCATAGCCGTTGAGGATTAGTAGTCGATCGCCGTAGGGGACATATTGTGTTCCAGGATCTCCCAACTTTCTTATTCTTCTATCTTTGCCAATAACAATAGCATCTCTCCAATAGTTAGAAACTGTTGGATTGCCTTTGTTTCCCCAAAGATAATAAAGTTTTCCGCCTTGTTCTATCAAATGATAAACCTGCCCTGTGCTTTGTTTTGTCCAAATGAACTGAGAATCTACAGGTTTGTCAAAATAAGGTGTAGTGTCAGCAGGTAGAACGTCGTCTCCTGAATAGTCATACCACGGTTCTAAACCTCTGTCTGCAAGCCAGCCGTCGCCTGTTGGATCGATTCTGAAATTCTTTATGCTCTCTGCACCACCAGAGCTTTGTTTCCATCTTTGATCGATACTAGGTGCATCTGCGTATTTTAATATGCTACCTTTAATAGCCATTATCAGCCTCCTGACTTAAGTGATGCGTAATCATAATAGAAAGAGCGTCTGTCACCTAAAACAAATTGTCCACGCTGTATGTTTGAATCGATATGGTCACAATATCTTTTTTCTAGACGCTTAACTTCTCTCTCTATTCTACGACGATAGTTTTCGGCATTCGCCATGGAGCCTGTCTTGTCGTATAGTGTTGCAAGAACGTCGTAAGCTATAAGTTGATGAAATTCAAACGGCATTTCCGGAGAATCAGTAGCAAATCCTAAGTGTGAAGGTTTGTAGTAATATCGAGCAACGCCTTCTCTCAAGAAATCCTGTGGAACCTTGGAATAGGCCGTGATCTCGGGGCCCGGTTGTCTTGTGACTTCTTCGTCCCAAGAATCAACACGAGGATAAGGTCTAATGCGATTGTATTGACCGTCTTGTTCGATGTAAACGGGATTTCCGGGATCAATCTGGTTAAAGTTTAGAATATCGACAGAAGCCGCTGTGTCAGCAGCAACAACAGCGTCTAGATAGCCGCTGATGTTTCTAGTCAGGCCGCCTCCGGGATTGTTGAAAGTTCTCCAAACTGGTAGTCCTAATCTTTCACCGGCAGTTCTATTGTAGTTTGCATTCCAAAAAACAATTTTATCTAAACCTTCAAACTGAGAAGGAGAAATGTCTTTTGATTGGAAAGAATCTGCTTGGACATTTTGGTCGTCCCAAGTTCTAAATGTAATAGTTAGTGTGTTGGTTCCGCCGGGCAAGCCCGCATTAAAATTTACTGTTTGTGGTTCTGATAAAGCACCAACTTTTCCGTCTTCTAAGAAAGCCCAACAAACTTCTAGATAAGTTCCATAAAGAAATCCTAAATTCGTTACCTCTTCTGTAACAGCATTTACTTTTGTTTTAAAAGCCTCTGGAACAAATTTAGAAGGAGACCAAACATAAGCCTCAGCATAAGAAGCCTTGTAATCCATTCTTAGATTTAGTTCTTCTTCTCTACGAGGCATAAGTCCTGTGAGCTTTCCATAGGGAGGGAATCGACCGGTACCAGCATTGCTGTTGGGAACATCTCTATGCGCTAAAGAAAGCAATTCGATACTATCATGTGGAAGATCATACCAACGACGCTTAATAACCCAAGTTGTGTCTGAAATTGATGAGACGCCGTGAAACACTTTGTCTAAAAGAATTTGAGAATCGCTTACAACTTTGGAAATTGTGTATTCATAGTTCTGGATCTCAATTGGTTGACCTTCAAAGTTTTCTTTTGTAAGTCTGTCCATAGGTGCTGTGAAGTCTACCAGTCTAGATCCTTTATTTATAACAGCACTGATAGAAGTGACTGGTGCAACAACATCTCTGGCGGGTAACATGTCAGGGATAAACTTAAAAAAGTATTCCTTAGTTGCGAAGGACCATCTCTTTAAGGTCCAAATGTTGTAGTAAGAATCATTGATCAATTCGTCCAATTGGTCGTTATACTGCTGCAGATCAGGAGAATAATCTGTGATATTCTTAATCTTTTCTCTTAAAGCTTTGAGATTAGCCATGTGTCCTCCGTCTTATCATTATATATAGTTGTGATTTTGTTTTTACCAAACAAAAACCCTCCTCCCCTTTTTTAGGAGAGGAGGGCGTGACTGTCAGTCAGCGACTGCTTATTAGAAAGCGCCTCTCACATATACAGTGAATGTTCCGGGAGCTGCAGCTGTTTCAAGTGCTATAGCGACCTGAGGATCGGTAGCAGCTGCGATGGT